TGGTCAGGTGGTTACATTGGATACCACCTACATCACGAACACAGCGGGCAAATACTACAAAGTACATCGTGTGGTGTACGACAATGGCGCGTACGCAGAGGACGCACAGTTAGCAGGTGACAGCCTGCAATTGTATCAGCAGGGAAAAGGATACATCGCTAATTTGGCGGCAACCTTCGCATCTGACATAAATAGCACATGGAACTATTCACAGCGCGTCACCGCCATATTTCGCGAATCAGACCGCATACAATCGCTGACAGGCCGCAATCCAGTTGACAGTTTGCGTGCGGATAATGAGGCATTATGGTTGGGGTCGTGGAATGTTCGGGGCGATACGCAGCAGGCGATTGTTATTAGCAAGATTGCAACAGGCGCATACAGGTGGCGCATCGGCACAGGTACATTGCGCGTGGCGCAACCGATTGCCAATACGGTCATCAGGCTGAATAATTACCCTACATCCGGCAGGTCAACTGATTTTTTCAGAATTGCAGGCGATAGGTACATTCAGGCGGATGGTAAAAGGTGGATGATTAAACAACAACCTGCTAACAAGTAGTCATGGAATACAGATACGGGAAGTTCTACACAGGGCATCAGATTACAGCCGAAAGCGCTGAATTGCCCGTATCGTTAGAAGCGGTGCGGATGCAGCTTCGCATGGATGACCTACGTCACGATGACGAATACCTGATAATGCAAATCAAAGCGCAATGTGCGCTGATTGAAAAGCAGTATCAGGCAGCACTACTGAATAAGACAGTTGTAGAGCATCACAGCCGATTCCCTCAATATTCAACCGATACGCTCTTTGTGTCGGGCATCGGCCCCGTTAACTCGGTTACGTCAATTCAGTATTACGATGACGGCAACACGCTGCAAACGTGGGCATCAACTGAGTGGAATTTTACGGCTTCATCAGGCGGCGCAAACATCACCCTGAAGCCTGACTATTCATGGCCTACCAACTTGGCTAACAGGCCGGACGCGGTGATTGTGACATATTCGGCAGGTTACGGCACAGGCCCGTCATCGCTGCCGCCAAACGTCACAGCGGGAATATTGTCACGCATTGCGCGGGCATACACAAACAGGGAGGATAGCCGCGAAGAAGGTATGTCAATGTCAGACGTATTACTTGGGCCATTAAAACGGTGGATATAATGGCAAAGCAAACGCAAATAGGAGAACGCAGATGGCGTATAAGGGTTGAACAGCCTACTTCTTCACGCGGCTCTTCAGGTCAGGAGGTTATAACCTGGGAGAAGAACTGCGAAATTTGGGCAAAGGTTTCATACCGGCAAGGTGGCAGCAAGGAAGATATGATGAATGACCAACCGACCGCGCAAACGTCTGTAATATTCGACATTGCATACCGCGACACGTTAACCGAAAAAATGCGCATTGTGTTTGATTCTGAATATTACGACATACTGTATTTTCAGAAGCCGGATTACAAAGCGTCAATCCTAATTTTCGCACAAAAACAAGCATGAAAGTAGGGCAATACATATACACGAAGTTAGCAGCCACAAGCGCCGTCACGGCACTTGTCGGCACTCGGATATATCCTGTTTTCATTGCTCAGGAAGCGCCGCTTCCGGCAATTGCGTACACGGTGGATAACAGGCCAACGGACGCAATGAAAGACCAAAAAGCCGATCATGACACAGCAACTGTAACCTTTACATTTTGGGCGGACGCTTCACAGGGTGCGGACGCGTATTCAGCGCTTGATAGCGTTGATTTGGCGGTCAGGAATGCGCTTGATTTCGTTACAGGCGCGGCGGGTGGCGTGACAGTCGAAGCGTGCAAGTATGTCGGTTCTATTGACGGAATGGACGCGGACAGCATGACGTTAAGTCGGACGGCAACATATCAATTTATTACGCGGAATTGATATGGCCACCACACAGCAGGAAATAAACGCTATCATCAGCAATCTAAAAGCGCTAAACTCGCAGATTGCAAAAACAATCAAGTCAGACCTTAAAAGCCCTGCTGATTTTTTAGCGTCCGCAATAAAAGGAAGAACACCAATCGGAGCGCGTGTGCATAAGCGTTACAAGTCGGGCAAAAGTATGTTATTCAAGCGAATGCCGAAAGGCAGCGGAGTGGTAGTAGCTACATACAGGCCCGGCAACCTTCGCAAGTCAATCAAAACGCTTACAAAGTTGCGGCGCGTGAAGTATGCGCAAATTGTCGGAGCGAATACCGGAAGCGGCACGAATGACGGTTATTACCTGCACTTCTCAAACAACGACGTTAAAATGTCAAACGGCAAAATAAGACCTGGAAAGCGCTTTGTCGAATCGGCTATTTTGGCGGCAGGCCCGGCGGCGCAACGTGCAGTTGTTCAAATCCTACAAAACAAACTTTCAAACGCCAACAGAGCGGGGCAAATGTCTAATTCGTCCGCTTGGGCATCAGGATACCGATAACATGAAAATACGCTACATCACAGACGCAAACGGGTTCGGGGCCGGTACGGTTGCCGAACACGATGAACCGACCTGCAACGCTCTGATAAGTCAGGGTATTGCCGAAACAGTACCGGAAGGCACGAAGTCGCGCAAGTACCCACCAACGGCAAAGGTTGAAACCTTTTGCGTGCCACCATCAGCAACTACAACAGCCAGTACGGAAGTTGTTTCAGTTACATACGCTCCTGAGAAATCAGGCTTTTTCACCAAAAACAAACGCTAAACATGGCCACAGTATTAGCTAAAAACATGAAGCTGTATTCGGGCGCTACGCCAACAGCCTTCACCTGTCAGGTTGACGCATCAATCAGCTTGTCAACCAACACTTTTGAAACGACCTGCAAAGACAGCGCCGCAAACGCTGAATACCTTGCCGGTACCAAGTCATGGACTGCATCCGTATCGGGTCTTCTCGATTATGCCGCTACTAATGGTTGGGAAGAAATGTTTACAGCATGGACAAACAGTACCACCGTTGCACTTGTTTTCCAAACCGGAACCGTCGGCGACAAGAAGTACAGCGGTTCCGCTATCATCACATCCATGAACCTTAATTCATCAGGCAATGATGAAGCGGTTACATGGGATTGTGAGTTCCAGGGAACAGGCGCATTAAGCGAAGCAACCATTTCGTAGATATGAACAGGCAGGTTAAAATTGGAGGAAAGAACCGCCCTATTCGCTTCGATATGGCGGCACTATATATCTACGAAGAGCAAACCGGACGGAGCGCACTCGGCGACATGGCAACATTCGCTCAAGGCGCTCCATCTGTTCGGGTAATGGTTGACTTGGTTCATGCAGGACTTGTCAGGGGCGCAACGTACTTCAGGCAGACATTTGAGGCTGATAAGTACCTTGTTGCCGAATGGCTGACAAGTTCGCAGGAAATACTACCTGAAGTGATGAAGATGTTTGAACAGTCGTTTAACAGCGGCGAAACACCTGATGATGAAAAAAACGGAGCAGGCCCGACGGCGGAAGCGTAAAGCGTCCGAGTTGGGCTGACTTGCTAAAGGATGCGGCGCAAATCGGAATGACTGAAGAGGAGTTTTGGGAATCAACACCTGCATTCTTCTCATTCAGACAAAAAGCGCACGCAGAGAAATTCCGCAACGAATGGGAACAAACACGCTACATTTCCTTTGTGGTGGCGAAAACGGTTGATAGTAAGAACAAACTGAAACGTCCGTCACAACTACTTCCGTTCGATTGGGATGCAAAGCCGGATCTCAAAAAACTGGATGAATTTACAGAAGCGGAGCGGGCTGAATTTGACAAGTTCGACGCTGAAGCGGATGAAATTCTGAAGCGCACCAATCCGGAAATGTACGCAAAACACATGGCGGCCAAACAGGCGGCACAAAAAACCTAAACGTAGTAAGCATGGCAAAGGCATCAGACTTAAACGTCCGATTAGGACTAATTTTCGATGAAAAAGCGCTCGGTCAGGCAGAGCGTTCCCTTCGCCGTGCAGGTGACAGGCTTACGAAAGTCGGCAATGAAATGATGACGGGCCTGACATTGCCGCTTGGCCTGTTCGGTGCATCAGCGATCAAAGCGGCGGGTGATTTGGAATCGCTGACAAAAGCACTCCAAACGCAATCAGGAAGCGCGGCGGCTGCATCGCAGGAATTACAAAAGCTAACCGAACTTGCGCGAAATCCAGGTTTAGGAATAGAGGAAACAATACGGGCATCCGTTCGCCTTCAATCCGTTGGAATTGAGGCCGACAAGGCACGCGGAATCATTAAGGAATTGGGCAATGCAATCGCAGCATCAGGCAACGGTGCGCAAGAGTTTGACAGCGTTGTTAAGCAGTTCGCGCAAATGATTTCAAAGGGCAAAATATTACAGGAAGATATTTCCGTAATATCCGAAAGTCTGCCGATGATTAGTCAATTGATGGAAAAGGCGTTTGGCACTTCAAGTGTTGAAATGTTGCGGCAAAATAACGTATCAGTTGAAGAGTTCATCGGAAAGATTACGCAGGCGGCATCCGAATTACCACGTTTTGAATCCGGCATCAAAAACAACATATCAAACGCACTTGATGAAATGCGGATTTCATTGGGTAAGGTCGGACTTGCAATTGAAAATTCATTCAACGTATCAGGCAACTTGTCTGCATTCGCTGAATGGTTAAGCGGATTAGCAGCAACTTTTAGCAGCCTCAATCCCGCAGTTCAATCCGCAATACTTTACTTTGGTGCGTTTTTGGTTGCAATCGGCCCGATTGCAAAAACCATCGGAAATATTCAACTTGTTTCGTCCGTACTTACAGGCGTGTGGGCCAAACTACTTCCGAAGGTTCAGGAACTTACAAAGTGGCTCGGTTTGCAGCGGGCGGCATTTATAGCGTTAACGCCCGCAACACAGGCCTTTGTTGCGATTGGTTTAGCGGTGGCAATTGGTACGATGGCCTACAACATGGGCCTGTTCAATCGCGAATTAACGGCATCGGAAAAGGCGCTTGCAAAGGTTAACGAACTGACACAGCAGGCGAAGTCAGACACGGCAGCGGAGCGGTTACAGGTTCAGCAGCTCATTGAAATACTCAAGGACGAAAATCAGGGAAGGGAAAACAAGATTTCCGCACTTGAAAAACTGAAACAAATCAGCCCTGAATACTTTGGGCAGCTTGACATTGAAAAGCTATCAGTCGAAAAGTTAACAGGCGCTTATGATGGATACGTCAATAGCCTTGTGATGGCTGCACGCGCTAAGCGCGCGGAGGGCGAACTAATCAAGATTGACGAAGAACTACAAAAGGCGCTTGAGGCTAAAACTAAAGCACAGAAGGCGTACAACTACATGGTTAGTGTAGGCCGCGCAACAAGTGACGAGGCGGGCGCGTTGGTAGCGGCAAATGAACAGGTAGATGCCCTGCAAAGGCAGTTTAACGCAATTAAAAATGTAATCTATCAGGAGCAAGTAAGACAAGGCGTAATCAAAGCAGCGCCGCCGCGTGATTTTAGCGACATTACAGGGCTAAAGATGGAATCCGATGAATTGCGGCAAAACTCGCTCCTGTACAAATTAAGTGCCGATGCGGTTGGAAAGGCAACCACCGCAAAAACTACATTTAAGAAGGTCACAGATGGCGTAGTGGAAAGCACGAAAAGCAGCACGAAAGAACAGAAGGCGCTAAATGATGAACTGGAAAAAACGGCGGTAATTACATCGGGGCCAATAGCCAACTTTGGGCAAATACCGACGCTACCAACGCCAACAGGGGTTACATCGGAAGCGCCTGTTATTCCTAATATTACAGCACTCACAACGCAGGCAGGAAACATATATCAGTCATTTTCGGAGCGTATAGGGGCGATAAATACAGATATGCAGGGCGGCATATTGTCGTTCGGTAATGCGTTTCAGCAGACATTTGCGGCAATAGCTGAATCAGGCACAGGCGTACAACAGGCATTTTTTGGCATTGCTGATGCGCTTATGCAGACGGCGGAGCAGGGCAGTTCGTCGCTTAAAGAATTTGCAACCGCAGCGGTAGGTGCGGCGGCTAAAGTGGTCAGGGCGCAAATACAGGAAGCTGTTGCAGGTTCGATAACAACAGCGCTTGCGCGCTCAGGTATTCCGTTTCCTTTCAATATTGCAGCAGGCGCGGCAGCAGGCGCAGCGGCATCAGGACTGTTCAATAAATTGCTTTCGTCAATCAAAGTGCCTGGGTTTGCACGCGGCACGAAATACGCTCCCGGTGGTTTGGCACTTGTCGGCGAACAAGGGCCGGAATTAATGAACGTGCCGCGTGGCTCACAGATACTATCCAATAACCGAACTAACAGGGCACTTGAAGGCATCAATTCACAGGCCAATATTTCAGGTGAATTTACAGTTCGCGGTACTGACTTGGTGTTAGTATTGGAAAAGGCACAATCAAAGCAAAAACGCATATTTTAAATGGGATTAAGACTGTACGGAATCGGGAAAGCGCCTAACGGCACGCAATACAACGCGTCAATATATGATACTACCTATTCAGGTAGCGATTCATCGTTTGACATTGCGCGTAATGGCATACAAATAGAATGGAAAGCATCAGAGCAAGAGGATTTATATAGCCCGATATATGGCAGCGTCTGCACTATTGATATGCTTGTTCCTGTCAGCAACAGCACGTTAACGACATTCATTTCAGACGTTCGCACATCGAAGGAAGGGCGCTTTCATGTAGAAATAACAACACAGGCGGGGGCGAAGATTTGGCGGGGCATATTAACACCCGACACGCTATCCGATGAAACCGATGAAGGTCCAATTTTCATAGCGTCATTAACTGCAATTTGCGGACTTGCGGCGCTGAAAACCGTACCGTATTATGATTCAGGTTCGCTCTACACAGGCAGATATACGCTGATTCAGCACATATTAACGGCGCTCGGCAAATTGTCGCACGTTCCGGTATTTTGGGGCGCGGATGACGCATTCCTTGAAACGTCATTAGATTGGTGGTCGGTCGGGATGACGGCGGGCGGAGTAAATGACCCGCTAAACATTGCCTATTGCGATCATTCAGCGTTTTACGATTTCAAGACAAAGGGCGGAACGGATAAAGACGTACTTTCATGTTATGAAGTATTGAGAAACATTTGCACGTCGTTTGGCGCTCGCATTCGTATGCGTGATGGTATGTATGTCGTGGAACAGCTTGATTACCGCGCAAATACAACCTACGAATACCGGCGCTACAAAAAAGGCGGCGCGGCTCATTCAAACGCATCGCACTCAGGGGTAATAACCGTCAACCAAACCAAAACAAGCGGAGCAAAGTTATCATTCGTTACATACGATTATCAGTCGCAGCTTGCAAAGGCACAGCAAACGTATGAAGTTAGGCTAAGACGCAATTTTTGGCAAAATATCGTCATTGATAGCACGACTACATTTAACTTCAATCAGACCATATCAGCGAACGCAGGCGCAACAACTATGCGCATCAGAGGCACGTTTTTCATCACATTGAAGAACAATACCTATTCAGGTAGTGCATCTGATATTCTGATTCCTGAGATGAAGTTGAAACTGAAGATAGGTGACAGATACCTTGACCGAACTGTTACATTTTCCAATTTCAGTTTTTACTACAATGACGCTACCTGGAGTACGGACAGTTCTAAAAATATGTCAATCGTTGCGGGCGGTCAAAAAGTAGCGCCTGCCGGTTCCTCCGCTGTTTACGTTCAAGGTTTTGATTTTATTACGCCTGCAATACCGGCGGACGGCCTAAACAATAGCGTATCAGCGGCGGTCGGTTCCATTGTAAAGAATGACGGCACATCTGTAAACAATGCGGAGTTTACAATCACATGGAGCGCGGGCGGTTTGTGGTTGGAAATATACGATCAGGGAACGCCGGATGTGCAGGAAGATGAAGTGTTGTACGAAGCTGACAATTCTGACGGCGGTACTGATACATGGGAATGCGTGACGCGTGTGGGCGGTGGTTCCCTCAATTATTTGGGCGCTCTTATGAATAGTGACGCATCATCAGCCTATTCGGCATGGGGGCAAGGCTCCGGCACGCGTGACAAGGCGCTTGGTTCCATACTTGTTAAGCGGGTGCAAGATTTTAGGCTACGTCCAAAGAAGCGCCTAAACGGAAGCATTTACACACCTTCAGACATTCGCAGGCTTTTACGCACATCAGACACTTTATATTGGCTTGATATGCGCCTAAAGTGGCAACCTACTGAAAATATTGTCGAAGGCACATGGGTAGAGGCTGATTGGGGAACGACTGGCAACATAAAAACGCCAATCAAAGTAAAGGTTCTGACAGGCGGCACG